GCTGAGTACCTTCTTCTTCTGCTCTTTCAACTGCTTCTTCAATGTTTTCTTCTAGCTTATCAGCTATCTCTGTAACTTCTTCTAAAGCAATTTCCTCTATAGGACTTTCTTCTGTTGGTTGTTCTTCTACTATCTCTTCAACAGCTTGTTCTTCTGCTTTCTCTTCAACTTCAGCAACTGGCTCTTCAATAGTTTTTTCTTGGAAATCTCTTAAATCTAACTTAGCTATCCCGTCATCAACTTTTTCTTCTTGCTCAGGTTTAGTTTGTTCTTCTATAGCAGCGACTTCAACTGCTTGTTCTTGTTTTACGTCAACGACCTCTTCGACCGCTTCGACTTTCTTTTTTTTAGCCATAATAAAATATTATAAAATTGTAAAATTGTTTTGTTTATCTTGGATCAAATGCGTTGAATCCAAATCCACCACCCATTATATCATTACCTGATGATTCAAAGTTTTTAGGTGGTGTTTCTTTTTTTCTTTGATCTATTAATTCAGACTGTTGTGTAGCTTGAATTTTAGTTCTTTCATCTTTACGATCTTCTTTTTGTGATTCACGTTCTTTTAGTATTTGAGTTTCCATTTGCTTTAGCTGCATGTTTATTTGAAACTCGTGGTTCATTAAATCTTTCTTAAGCATAGCCTCTTGCTGCATTTTTTGCATTTCCATTTGCATCTTGCCTTGCTCTACTTGCATGTTAGTTTGAGCCATTGCCTGATTTTTCTGCATTTCAGCTTGAGCAGCCACTTGCTGTGCTTGCGCGTTTGCTTGAGCTTGTGCTTGAATATTTTGCTGTTGCATCTGCTGATCTTGCTGTTGCTTCTTTTTTCTTCTTATCTTTAGTACTTGATTAGCTAGCTTTATATTTTTAATCTCCCTAACATCTATAGCATCTTCTAGCTCTATACCATTTTTAGATAATGCCACTTGGATATTATTTTCAAGCATTTGTTTTTGCTCATCATCAGGAGCTAATTCTAGAAATATACCAAAATCATATAAATGTAAATCAGCCATCTCAGATAGAGTAGCAACGTTGTGACCACCTATCTTTTGTATGAAAGCATCTCTTGTCGGAGAGTATTCTATTATATCAGATATTCTTAAAGATATTGCTTCAGCTAACTCAGCTGTTAAATATAGACCACTTTGTAATATGTGTCTTGTAGCGGTGTTTGAGTTTGCTGCTGCCATTTTTTGAATTCCTACTAGAGCATTCTTATCTGGAGTACTACCGTCACGCGCCTCGTTCAATCCGGTAACATCTCTGATCATTTGAAGGTAGTAGTTATATGTTTGTATCAGTGAAGCTAATTTAGCTCCTCCTGAGCCGCTCTGTATCTCCTGGATAGGTATTTTACCTGGATTCATGTCTCCATCAGCAGTCATTGATCTACCAATTATACTACCAGTTTGGAAGAACATGTTTAAAGCTTCCTGTGGATTATAGTTTGTTCCGTTACCTAAATCTATTTCAGCCAAGCCATCAGCATCTAAATATATACCATCAGGTATCATGCGCGACATTACTTGTTGTAGCTTCAAGTGCGTAAGCTGTATCATGTCAGCGAAAGTAGTTATTCTACTAACTAAAGATTCGATACGACCCTTATACATTCTAGGTGCAACAACTGAATAATTCATTTTAACCTTAGTGTAATCACTTTTAGGTCTCATCATGTTCTTAGCTAGCTCCCATTTTAAAAGCTGATTAGTGCCAAGTATTAAAGCGCCTTCGTAAAGTACTTCGATTTGCCTAGACATTTTACCAAATCTTTCTTCTAGTAATTCGTTAGGTGGGTTAAACTGATCGTCTTTTATTATTACTTTACTGGCACCAGTAGATGTTTCTTTTACTTTATATACCTCGTTAGCGTAGGTTTTAAAATTAAAATACAATACTTGAATTTGATTCCTATCTATATTCGTAGATTCAACTATACTTCTATTGTAGAAGCCTGTATTTTGATAACCCTGCTTAGTCATTTTTTCTAAATCTTCACTATTGAGATCTGGAAATTGTTTCTTAAGTTCGTTAATAGGTATTGTTTTAATTTCACCTACGTAGTACAAATCGTCAAAGTATGGTGATTCAGTGTATGAGTAAACTATATTAGCTGGGTCTACGTATTCAACTTTAATTCCTTCAGATTTTGTAAACGTATTTTTTACGGCACCTATACCTAAGACGGTTAAATCGTAGTTAACTCTTTTCTTTATAAGCTCATATCTATTACCTTCCAATATAGTGTTAATAGCTTGCTCTTCCGCTAATTCAACCGCTTGCTTATAATTAAGCTGCATATGCAACTGTAATTCTTCTTCGCTATCAGGAAGCTGCTCTGGAGGTGTCGTAGATATTGACATACCAAAAGCTTCTTCTGTGAAAGCGTTCAGCTCTTTAGTTTTCATATCTGCAAGTATGCTCTCCATATATTGAGTTCTCTTTGAAACTCCGTATGGATCTTGAGAGTATGCTTTTATATCAAATGTTCTTTCTGATATACCGTTAACAACTATGTCAACAAATTTAGGTATAATAGGAATAGGTTTCCAGTCTAAGTTTAAATAACTTAAGTCACCATTGATTGATAACTCATCTTTATATTTTTGTATTGATTGCTCTCCTCTAGCGTATAATCTTAACTTATGAAAAGTATTTTGATTACTAGCGAATCTATTAGTTCCAGAATCTCTATTGAACCATTCGTATTCAATAGCTTTACCGATCTTAAGACCGTATTCCTCTGAAGCTTTCTCTATGTCGCTAACGACTTGACTAGGAAAATAATGTGATGTAACTGACTCAGCCATACTAATTTTCTATTATTTTTGAATTGTAGCCTGCATTCGCATATTTGGCTATACTTAAATTTACTTTCTTTCTCTCCATATTTTGTTTCGGCGAATACAAATGCCTATTGCAAGCCATTATAGCTAGCCCAGAGCTTATTGTAGCGTCAAATTTTGTTCTTCTGTTTATATCAAACTTTGCCCAATCGTTTAATGTATCGTTAAAAGGCATAGAACCAAAGCCTTCATTATTTTCGCCTACATGATCATTTATATACATTTCTATAGCAGCTGCGTGAGCTTGCTTTATATCTTCACTTGAGTTTGGCATACCACCAATTTCTCTTTCTGTTACAGATAATTTATTCCATACTTTATCTGGCCTATTCATAGAGAAGCCTCTGTAGCCTCTTCTTTTAAAGTAATATAACAATCTAGGTTTGTTGTTCTCCGCTAGTATTGGCATACCATAAAATATACAAGCCATAAGTACATCTTCAAAAAACATTTCAGCAGTTTGAGGTCTTGCTATGTATTCTAAAAAGAATTCATTAGCTGGTGCGTCTTCCATACTGAACTTTGTAAGGCCATGTAGTGATCCTTTCGAACCTTTACCATCAACTGTACCCGATATATCATATGAGTCACAGCCAAAAGCTCCCATATGCTCGTTACCAGGATGCTTTACGTTGTTCTTTATTATTATTTTGTTTTGTAAGTTATTGGGCGGTATCCAACTTATTTTAAACCTGCCTTTTTGGTTAGGTATGAATACTACGCTAGTGTCTTTTATTCCACTTCGCCATTGGAAGTTGCCAACTGTTAGGTCAGCAGTTTCTTCATTGTAATCTATTTGCTCGTATATCTTAGTTAAATTAAATATACTATTTTTAGTTTCGTCTCTGAAAGCATGTTCTTCAGTTCTAGGAAACTGTCTATAAAATTCATTTAAAGCATCTTGATCTGATTTTAATCCTTCTGCTTCATTCTGCCAATGACTAAGTACACCTACATCTATTATGTCTCCATGTGGATCAACAACTTCTTGTTCAGGTGTTTCGAACACAGGTAGTCCATAAGAATCAATGAATCCCTCGTAGTTCCATTCCATAGGTATGAACAAAGAATAGAGGCCCGAATTTGTCTGTCCGTTTCTGTTTCGTTTTGTAACATCTGAACTATTATAAAGTTTTTTAAATTCGTTACCACCTTTATCTAATGCGTTACTAGTAGAACCCATCATACATTTACCGATGATCCTACTACCAAGCCTTAATGTAGTTTTAGTAACTCGCCAATTGTTTAAAATATTGTTAGGTCTTTCCCACTTACCACTCTCGTCGTGTACTAGTAATCTTAATTTTTCACCATCATAACTGTTATCGCCAGTGTTCTTCCAATCTATGGTTGTATCCAGTCCATCGAGTTCCTCAGGTTTGTCGGTGCTAGTAATGTTCCGTCTTGTAAGTTTAGAAGCGGGGACTCTGTATGCAAGCTCGGTCTTTGGTCTGTCCATTCCGTCCTGTATTGGTTTAAAAAAGAATGGATAATTGACTGATATTGGTACAACTTTATCTGTGAACATCTTCTTGGCGTCTGGTCCAGATTTGGACAGTATTCCGAATCGTGCATCTGAACTAATAGTTGCTTGATTAACAGTTTCTCCTGACGCCATAAATGAAAATCCTGATCTACGATTTTTAAGATAGCACATTCCATAAGACCTTTTGTCTGCTTTACATGCTTCCCAGAATATGTAGAACAACCTATTGGCTTCCCGAAAGTCTGGGTTACCAATATCAATTTTTGACCACTGAAGGTACATATAATGAGTACCAGTAATATAAGTAGGCTTACCTTTGTTGTAAAACCAAAAACCTTCTTCTCTTTTCTTAAATTCGCTTTCAATGTAATCTATATATTCGTTTTTAAATTCGTTTGGTAGTTCTTTCCAGTCAAATATAGTTTTTACTCTATTGAGTTCCTTAGGATAAGGAGTCACCTCCCATTTATCACTTTTAAACTTATGAGTGTTATTTGTTGGTGGTAAAGCTATTTTTAGGTTCTGTATTTCGTATATATCACCTATCTTACCAGTCTTGCTTATTACAACAATATCGTGTTCTTTGTTGTAACCATATTCCCAGCGCTTAGCTTTGTTTAGTCTTTTTATTGAATTAATAGGTACGTGATCGTCAACTATTCTATATAAACTCTGATTATACATTACTTGCTTCTCCTTTCAGCAAAGCCTTTAAATGCAGCTTCTTTTTCTTTAACAGGTCTATTCTCTAATACAGCTTTTTCATTTTCAATACGTGTGAGTATTTCAAAGGCGTCGAATATAGCTAGCTTTTTTGTAGCAGCAGCATTTTTAAGTCTATCAGCAGAAACATCATCTTCCGTGTTAGTAATGATTTTTTCTTGTGCTACCTTAATTAGCTCTTCGACTGCTTTATACCCAGCTTGGATTATACTCTCTTTCTTCTCCTTCGTGTTCATATTTAATTGTAATTACTTTTGTTCTTACTCTATAAACACGCTCGCCATCTATAATAAACTCAAACTCACTATTAGGTATAAACCCTATTTTATCTCCCACCTCTATCCCTCTGCTTCTTAAAATATCATTAGAGTACTTTACTATGCCAACTAATGGTTTTTCTTTTTCTAAAGAAAACATATCATCATTAGCTATAGGTTTTACAAAGCAATAGTCATCTAGTGATTTCCATTCTTCGTTGTGTTTATATATATATAACTGATCATCACCAACAAAGTACTTATCTTCAGTAAAAAAGCTTCTGCTGTTCTGCTCTTTGCCTCTGACATCATGCCATCTTCTAAATACATTATGGTGTATGATTACTTCATCACCAACCTGTATATCAGTTTGTTTATTCTTTGGCAAGCCAACAACTATAGCGTTATTGCTTACGTTTTTATGAGTAAATATCTCAGTGTTTAATATAAGATCTACGTCACCAACTTTCTTAGTGTTGTCGTATCTTGATCTTACAGGTGACACTATAAAACTATCCCAACCGTGCATTAATATTCTAAATTATATTCAACTGCAATAGCCATGTTCTTGTTAAAGTCTTTCCATGGCAAAACCTCATTATTTTTAGTAATGTAAATCCTATACTTTTCATCTTCTTCAAGTATCGAATCTATTACATGTCCTCCGTAAACCTCTTGGCCTACGGAGTAATGCATTGCTTCGTTCTTATAATCTTTACCTATACTAATCTTCCTTATCAGCTCCATCTTCCTCTTGCTTGATTGTTCCGTCGTGCACGTTAATAGTAACCTTGCCGTACTCTTCTTCAAGCTCTTTTTGAAAAACTTCTAAGTCTTTTCTAAAAGCAGGGATAGCTGCTATTAAGTCAAATTTTCTAGATTCAACTTGGCCAAGCTCCATTTGTGTTTGGCTGATTTGATTTACTAAAGCTTGTAGCTTTGTTAATTGTTCGTCTTTAATTTTTAAGTTCATAATAAAATTTAATTTGTTTACCTCTGTATTATTACGCTATTTTCACGTTTTTTACTAATATTAGTCTTCTATTGTCATAGTTACAGATGTAGGGTTTTCTTTTTCTGCAATAGTTGCAGCTAAACCAGCCTCTATAGCGTCTACTTCATCTTCACCCATAGCTTCTTTAACCCATCCAACTACTGTTGCATTTTTTAAATCGTCAAAGTCTACGAAGTCTACATCTTCGTCTACTTCTACTTGCTTAGTACCTATAGATGTTGTACTAATGTCACCTTTGGAAGCCTCAACTATCCAATGTACATTGTACACTACGTTGCTTAAGTCTCCATCTGTAGGTTTTACGTCTACTGTTTTACAGTTCCAATTGTAATTAATCATTTTTTTTGTTTTTATTTGTTAATTTTTTAGCTTTGCTAAGTTGTTCTAAAGTTATAGGTATTAGTTTTTTACCTTGATCTTCTATTTTTTTCTTTAATTCAGGTGTTAGTTTTATCATGTCGCGTATGCGGGTATTACATAAGTAGTTCCACTTATATTTATAGCTAACCACTCGTCAGGCTCCGATAGATAATAATCAGGATTACCACCACTCTTTACTTGAGCTTGAGTTGGTGATGAACTCTGTCCAGCTGCCGATAGTCCGGGCGTTGCCGTAGCATCTATTCTAGGTGCTGATGTAACGTGAAGTCCTGATGATTTAACTATTCCGTTAACTTCTAGCTTTTCTGCTGGATTAGTAGTACCAATACCTACTTTACTTGAAGTTAATATTATATCTGCTGAAGATCCAGCTTCTAAGTTTAGATCCATCGAACTTGAAAAGTAACTAGATCTAATTTTTTTAACTGCAATACCACCGCCACCATCTACTCTAACGTCTGCTGCAACGTGTAATTTTTCTGCAGGGCTAGTTGTTCCAATACCGACGTTGCCATTACCTGAAATAAGCATTTTAGTACTACTCCCAACTCTTGCTTCAAATATTCTTTCATCAGCACTTGTACCTGCTATTTTTGCTAGAATACCATAACCTCCAGTATTTGTGTTTTCAAATCTTC